AGCCTTCTTGCCGCCATCACCCCGTTTGCGCGAAGCACAGGAACTAGGCTTTGCGGCCACGGTTCAGGAACTCCTCGAACGGATCGCTCGTCTCGGCGGGTTCCGCCATACGGATGCGCGAGCGGCTCGACGGCGTCAGTCCGAATTCGCTCTCGATCTGCGCCATCTGCGCCAGGCACTTGTTGGCCACAGCCAGGAACGGGTTCTGGATGATGTTGTCATTCGACGTCTTCACCACAGGGCCACGGCGCTTCACTTCCTGCTCCGCCTCCAGCCAGCGCCGCCAGATCACGACGTAGCGGGCGAGTGCGCCGGCATCCAGTTCCGTCATGACACCGTGGCGGGCAAGCAGTTCCGCCATTTCGGTGAACTTCAGCTTGGCGGCTTCATCGAGATGGTCAGGCGGTTCGGGTGTCGCCACCACCGGCTTCGGCTCGGCCTTGTTCAGGCGATGCGGACGGGCCGTGCCCTTCACCAGCTTCAGATGTGTCGGCAGCGGCTTGCGTCCCGCCATGTCAAAAACTCCCTGCGCCAGCGTTGCAGCGGCGCCGGCGTCAAAAACAGCAACAAAATGATCGTCTTATCCGGTTGATGATCTCGTCGTTCAGAGCATGACTGTGATTGCCAGGATGAAGGAAACAGCCATGACGAACAGCAACCAGTCCAAGACCCGAGCCACAGCCATCGACGCCTTCCTCGCCGCGAAGTTCGAGATCGACGCCATGCTCGAACGCCTGTCGGCGCTCAGCGCGGAGCATTTCGACACCGACCCCGACGAGATCGACTGGGGCCATGTCGGCACGCTCGAGCACTACCGCAACAAGCTGCGCGAGATCACCGACATGGCGTTCCGCGAAGGCGAATATGCCGAGTAGCGCCAACCTCTCCGAAGCCTGCCCGCCGCAAGGCGGGCTTGGGGTCATAGAAGGGCCGCGATGGCGCGGCCCCGATCAAGGAGACGACCCCCATGACCCAGATTCAGCTTTCCGACGCCCAAGCCGTCATCCTGTCCACCGCCTGCGCGCGCGAGAACGGGGCAGTGTTCCCCGTCACCGCCAGCCTCAAGGGCGGAGCCGTCGGCAACGTCTGCAAGAGCCTCCTGAAGCAGGGGCTGATCGAGGAAATCGCCGCCACGGACCTCGACACGGTCTGGCGGCACGACGAAGAACGCGGCCCGATCACGCTGCGCGCCACTCCGCTGGCCTACAGCACCCTTGGGGACGAGCAGACCGACAGCCCGCGGGCCGAAACGCTGACCGCCCCGGTCCAGCGCCGGAAGGGCACCAAGCAGGCAACGTTGATCGCCATGCTGCAGGCGCCCGACGGCGCGACCATCGAAGAGATCATGGCCGCGACCGACTGGCAGTCGCACACGGTGCGCGGTGCAATGGCCGGTGCGCTGAAGAAGAAGCTTGGCCTCGAGGTCAGTTCCGAGAAGGTCGAAGGACGTGGGCGGGTCTACCGGTTGCCCGCAGCCTGACGCCGCAGCTCTCATCCTGTCACGGCCGTCGCCCCTTCGGGGCGGCGGTTGCCTCGTTGGCACGCCGCATCCGGATGGCCTCGAACACCCGCCGCAATGTAAAACTGCGCGCGATCGACACCACGGTGAAGATCGCGCCCATGGCCATGTTGTCAGCCAGCGTGGTGGACAATCCGAACAGCGGGAACACCAGCATCTGCGTCACCACGGCAATGCCATAGCCGACGGCGACATTGGCGAAAGCCTCCACCAGAGACATGGTGCGGGATTGCTTCATGCCGCTGCCGCATCCCTGGTCGCGGTCCCGGCATCAGGCACTCGGTCGGCGGCGATCTCATCAAAACGGCGACCGTCGCCATCGAGCCTGGCCGCCTTGCCGGTGAATGCCTGCCAGCGCTTGACGACCACATCGCAGAAGGCCTCCGACAGTTCGAGGCCATACACGCGGCGGCCGGTCTTCTCGCCGGCGATCAGCTGTGAGCCCGAACCGGAGAACGGCTCGTAGCAGATGTCGCCCGGTCTTGTGTGCAGCTGCATCGGCAGCGTGAACACGCGCACCGGCTTCGAAGTCGGATGCTCGCGGGTTTCGATCTCCGAGGATGGGATGTTCCACACCGTGGTCGGCCAGCTCTCGAACCCCTCGCGGTTGATGCGGGGCTTCTTGCCGCGACGCCATCCGAACAGGCACGGCTCATGCGCCCACAGCATCACCGAGCGCGTCAGCACCGGGCGCGATTTGGCCCAGATGATCTGCTGGTGATGCAGCACATCGAACTGATCCCAGACCGTTTCCAGCATGCGCTGGCGGCGCGAGGCGTGCCAGCAATACCATGCCACATCCTCGGCAATGGCATGCTCGATCGCCACCTTGCAGAAGGCCTCGTAGAACTGCGGTCCTTGGGCAGAATCATCCCAGTGCGGCTGCTCGATATAATCGTCGCCCCAGTCCTTGTTGGCGATTTTCTTCGCCCGCGCCGAGGCGGTTTTCTTTGTCGGATGGTTGGTTCCGTCATAATCGACCAGGTAGGGCGGATCGGTGGCAAACAGCGCCGCTCGTTCGCCGTTCATCAGGCGACCAACATCTTCCGGCGAGGTGCTATCACCGCACAGCAGCCGGTGATCACCCAGCAGCCACAGATCGCCGCGCCGTGTGACAGGCGTTGCCGGAACTTCCGGAATGGCGTCGTCCTCGGTCAGCCCATCCTGTTCGTCATGGCTGCCGTAAAGCAGGTTCTGCAACTCGTCGTCGCCGAAGCCGGTGAGGCCAAGGTCAAAGCCGGCCTCCTGCAGGTCGGAGAGCTCGAGCGCCAGCAGCTCCTCGTCCCAGCCGGCATTCATGGCAATGCGGTTGTCGGCGAGCACCAGCGCCCGGCGCTGCGTCTCCGACAGTCCCGCCAGCACGATCGTCGGCACCGTCTCCATACCGAGCTTGCGTGCCGCAAGCACGCGACCATGGCCGGCAATCAAGCTGCCATCCTCGGCAATCAACACCGGGTTGGTAAAGCCGAATTCGCGGATCGAGCCGGCAATCTCGGCAACCTGCGCTTCCGAATGTGTGCGGGCATTGCGCTCATAGGGCACCAGATCATCGAGGCGACGATATTCGACGGTCAACTGACGCTCACCGCCATCAACACCGATATGCGCAGTTTCAGCGATTGCCATTTTCTGTATCCAATAAAATCAACATCTTAGTCATGCACCCCCCGTGCTCCATTTTGGCCACGGATGCGTTCTTGGTGGCGCGCGGTCCTGGGAGCGAACTCTCCAGAGATTTGACCTCCCCGGGGGAGGGCTTGGGCTCACGAGCGGCGGCGCGCATTGCCGAAGCCGCCGTCGCTGCCGGCCGTCTTCCGGCCGTGGCACGACGCGCACAGCGCCTGCCAGCGGCTGCGGTCCCAGAACACCGTCTCATCACCGCCATGCGGATCGATATGGTCGACGACGCTGGCCGGTTGGATCAGATCATGGCGCGCGCATTCCACGCACAGCGGATGGTCGGCGAGGAACGCCGCCCGCTCGGTGCGCCAGCGCTTCGAGCGATAGAGCGCTCGGGCCACCGGATTGCGCCTGCTTGCGTAATCACGATCGCGCTCGCGCTTTTCGCGCCGGCCAACCGGGCGATGGATCGGTGGGCGGACGGGCATGATGCTGATCTCGATGGTGCAGGGGGCGATGACGATGGTGGCGGAAACGACAACGCTCGCGATGGTTTTCACCGTCGCGGGCGCGCTACTGTCCCGAGCATAGCCAGAATCTACCCCATTCAAGCCGTTTCCGTCCGTTCGAAAACTGTCCGGCGGACAGAGTTCTAACGGGTACTCATGCTTGCGACGCACAAGCTAGTTCGATCACTTTGCGCCTGGACAGGTTGCGATTGAACTGCCGCCTGTTGAGTTTCAGGGCGATGACGCAGAGCGCATAAAGCCAGTGTTCGTTGGCAGCCGAACGCTGCAGGCCAACCTTCCAGCAGATCACCTTCCAACGCAGACCATGGGCCTTCATCCAGACGATCTTGCCGTCGATCGGATCGAGCCCCACCGTCCAGCTGAGCGTCTCCTCCATCCGGCTGATCGCGGCGGGTGACGGGATGACGCGCATCGGCTTTGGCTCCTGT